CCTAGACCGTATTGTGCTCTGCCACCAGAAGCCATGGATCTTTCTTGAGCTAGTTCTCTAGCTTTTTTAGCTGCTTCCGTTGGAGAAAAACCTTCGTCTAAAAGTTGTTCGTATATCTGTTCTAAAAATCTTTCGTTAGCGTCATCAGAAGCCATCTTCATATCTGATTTAGGTCTATAATCACCTTTGAGAATGATGTCTGGTGCGCCTGCTACGAATTTATTTGATGCTTTAGTGTCTGTTAATGCCATAATTTTGTCGTATTTAAGTTTATAAGGCAGGCATACTTATCCTGAAATATCACACTTTATTTGATTTTTTGGCTATCGTCAACACCTTTGAGAGGTTGACTTCCTTGATACAGGTCGTCCCAAAATCTACCACAATAAGAGTATTCACCAACATGTGTAATATAATCTTTTAAATACACGTGTATTTCACCGCCCATATCAGACCATCTTTGACAGAAACCAAAGTCTTCACCAAAGTATCTCTTGGTGCTTGGGTCATGAAGCGTGTCAAAAAGATTAAACATATTGTCTTTTTTCTCTGTATTACCGTTGATTATAGTTGGTTGATATATCTCTAGCTCCGGATATTTTTTCATCATCTTTTCTATAACTTCTCTTTTAATTAACATACAGCCAGTAGGAGCATGAGTTACTTTAGCAACTCCATCATCAACTTGTATTTTTTCTGGGTTCTCTACTTTAACAGGGAATGTATAACCTGAGTTTTTTAGATCATCAGCTGAGTTAATAGCTCTGTGTTTTGTTGTTGTTCTTCTCCAGGCTTTATCCCAATCAAACGTTTTCATAGGATATACGCAACTAATTACATCTTTATCTTTTTCTAACATTGTAAAAATTGTTTTACCTTGGAAGTCTATATCTGAATCTATAAATAATAAATGTGTATAATGATCTGGATGATTTAACATCTCAGCCACACATAAGTTTCTACCCTGCGTAACTAAAGAAGATTTCATCAAAGTAAAACTAACTAATATTTTTCTCTGCATACACTCTTGTTGAAATTTTAAAACAGCTTGACAATAATGCATGGATACATCGCTATGCACTGGTGTGCATACCATTATTTTGTGCGGAGATTGTGTGCCAACATTGATGGTGGTAACTTCCGTGTCCCCATTTTGAGTTGGCGGAGTAAACCAGATGGGTTCATTGTTAGCGCCTTGCGCTTTATTACTTTTTTGCATTTACCGCTCCTTCCAAAAATCTTTTCCATGACGTGCCTATTTTATTCCAACCATAATATGCTTGTGCATAAGCAGATTGACATTCTAAATGATTATGTATTTCTTCTCTGTGTAAGCTTTCAGCAGCAGCTTCTATTCCGTATGCAAACTTTTGAGCTAACATTCTTCTGTCATTCTCATATGGGATATACATAGGAAACTCTGCACCTGTTTCAAACAAAGCTCCATAATTAGTTGTAATACAATACAACCCTGCAGCCATACACTCTAATAAAGATATACAAAAAGTCTCTTCAAATATACTAGGATACGCATACATTTGATAAGTATGTAAATGATCTTTTATAAAGTTGTTTGGTTTAAATCCTATATAATTAACATTAGGTAATTGCTCTGCTTGTTTATACAAATTTTTATACGCATGATCGTTAGAGTCATAAAAGTCTTTACCATATACTTCTGTTGATGAATAAACATCTAAACTTATTAATGGATTCTTAACTAACTGCATAGCACCTAACAATACAGACAATCCTCTCCATGGTGTATTTTGATGAATAATTTTTATAGGTTTACCTTTTTGATATGGTGGGGCTTTACCTATTTTATCTATACCATTTTTTATAACTACACATTTATGTGTGGGTATATTAAAGTGATCTCTAAAGTGTTCGTAGTTCCAATGACTATTAAATACATACCAATCGTACTTGTCATGGTTAGATTTGTCTTTAAACCAAGGATGTAAATTACCTTGATCATAAGAATTTTTTTGCCATAGGATATTTACTTTTGTAGGATGTAAAGGTATTTTTTCTGGTACAGATGTACAAATCTGTACTTCGTTTAATAATTTAGAGTCGACATATTTATGTAAATAGTCTTCTTGTAATTCAGTTCCGCCTTTAGGTTTTTGGTTTATCATTCTTTTGATTCATCGCTTTCTGTATCATGTCTAATCCTTTTGGAGAAACCTGTACAGTTACATCTTGAACTATGTCAGGTCCATCTTTCTTTTCTTTAAACACTTCGTTAGTTTTAGTATTACGCCACGTAGTTATTGTAGTGCAATCTATTTTAAGTATGTTGTCTTTATCCGTTTTCATTCTCTCTATTTATTAGAGCATAACTTATCAGGCCTTGTATCTTATTACTACCTGTAGCTGCTTGCACAGTTATAGCATCTCCTGCTTCTAAATTCAAGCCCTGAGGTGTAGCATTTACCTGAGTCTTAGCAGCTAAGTCATCTCTAAAAAATTCATATTCAACGTTCGACCCGGATGAGTCAACAAGATTCATATTTACTAAAATGGATGATGATGCATCATTGTTTGCACAATATACACTTTTAACTATAATTGCCCCATCAGTAGGACACGTAAGCACCGTTGCTTTAGCTGTATCGGCTTGTTTAAAACCTTGATTTTTATATTGTATAGTCATTACGATAAAAAGTAAGTAAAGGCGTCCTGTTCGTTCTTTAAATCTTGTTGAAAAGAAAAATTAAGTTGTTGTTGCATGGTAGCCAAAGCTTCAATAATTTGTCTTTGGTTTTCTACTTCATATTGTGGTTGAGGTTCTGGTATGTATGAAGTTACTTTAGCCATTAATAACCTGATCTTCCTTTACTTGTTTGAGGCGAAAATTGACCACTACCTAAAGACGTCCCTGCTTTATCTGCAGCAGATGTATCGAAACCACCGTCACCTGATTTATAGCCATCTCCATGCATTGCTTGACCTTTAGATGCTGTGACTCCAGCTTTAACTTGTTTAGATATTTTATCTAAAAGTTGTCTTTGTTGAGCGGCTTTGTTTTGTTTTTGATCTTTAAAATAATTAAACCTGTTTATATTAACTTTATTCATTTTGTTAGCTATGTCAGCATTCGCTCCTATGAATTTACTTCCATCCCAACTTACATCGTATTTGTCTTTTGCTCTATTAATAGCTTTTTCATATCTCTCATATTCTTTATCTACAGTTTCAGCATAATTACCTAAAAGACTTCTAACGTTTTTACCCGCAACATCTTTTATAGCACCACTTGTAGGATCTACATATATTCCACTCCCTATTTTGTTTTTCTGATCCATAGCAGATTGAATAAATTTTCTGTCCATGTATGGAAGGGTATCCATTTTATCTAAACCTCTTATAAATCTCATACCAGGTATAAAATTAACTAATGTATCTAATCCACCTTTAAGTGTTTTAGGTAATTGTTGAGTAAAAAAATCTTTAGCTTGAGTTAGAATACCTGTCGGTCTTTCAAAAACATTTCCTTTTTCTGCTGCTCGTTGCATTCCAAGTTTATCACTTATATAAATTTTTTCCTGATCTGACATTATATAAGGTTCTTCAGCTTTAAATTGGTTAGCTGCGTTTGTTTCTGTAATACCTGTATTAACAGGTTTAACGTTTGTTGAATAAGGAAAGTTAGTAGCAAATCCAGATTGTGTGTTTGGTACTACACTAGCTGGTGAAATCATATTATTATTTTGTGCAAACTCAGCCATAGATATAAATGGAAAGTTATTATTAGATTCAACAGGTACAATTTGAATATTACCGGATTGATCTAAAACTGTATTAAAACCAGTGCCAACATTTGACATAGTCATATTATTAGGCTCAGCTGCTCCAGCAGAACTCATACCAAAAAAATTTCCTATTCTCTGTAAAATATTTGGTTTCTCTGTTTGTTGTTCTTGGGCCGTGTTTACATATTCTTGTGCTTTAGCAACGATTTCAGGGTCGTCGCTTTGTAACATCTGATTTATCATTTGATCTGATAAACCCATTCCATAGCTAATTGATCGTTCTGCCATTATCTTCTTCCGTCCGGTTGTGCATCAAGTCTAAAGGTTCCATATCTCCAGGACTCACCTGTAGATGTATTAGCTATCTTAATAGCTACTAATCTTCCTCTAGCTCGAGTATCTATCTTATCAGTAGTTGAGGTAACTGTAAAGGGACCAAGAGGCGATCCTACAGGCGCATTATCCGGGTAATCATTTAAGAATAATGTAACGGTTGAGTTACCACGTAAATATTTAAAATCAGGTATAAATCTTTTAACTGACATAAAAAACTCTCCATCTCCTCTATAATCAACTACTCCTGTTGCCTGACCCAAGGCGCTTTTTCTAGATGTAATATCCCAGTCTCCAGATCTAATAAAAGCATCTATTGATGTAGTGCCAGAACTGTTGACCTGGTCGTCACCTTTCTCATGACAATAGTAAACAGATGCACCATATTTATTAGTTAAGCCACTAATAGCAGCAAAAACAGGCGTATCTGTAGAGCCATAATCTGTAGCATATGGTTCAGGATATACACCCTGATCTTGATAACTAGATCTGTCTAGGGATGATGTTGTAAATACATTTTCTGAATAATTATAAGTTACACATCTATCAATCTGCTCTGATCCTGATTTAGGATAGAACCAATTTATTTCTGTGTATAAGGCATTAGGTGATGAATAAACAATATCAGCAGCTCCATAATTAATTCCAAGATTATCTCCATCTGTACTAAATACAAAGTCTTCAACTAAACATGGCAATGATTTAACAGTACCATCAAAAACAAAGAATCCTCCTTCAGCTGACATCCACCACACAGCTCCGTTAGCATATGAAACAGCATTCTGTCCTATGCATCCACAGTTTGTACCTACCTGTCTTACAGAGAAAGTAAATGGTGGACCAACAAATTGAATTACATAAGCAGCTTGATCTGTTAAACAAAACACATAATCTTTACCTTGAATAGCTGCTATGATCTTGTTTCCTGTATCCAGTCTAAATGTACCCGCAGTGTTAGTTGCTGTAGGCGCATATGTATTTAGATCCTCTTGATTAGAGAATCTTACAAACATTGGATCTTGTGTAGTTGAATCACCAATAGTTGTTTCTGTTCCAAAATGAAATAAGTGTCTGTCCCTATCAGATACTAGAGTTAATCTGCTGGCTGTAGGATTATTAGTAGTAAAAAAATTTGTTGTTGTAGTAGAAGCTCTGACTGTTCTAGGATTAGTCGCTCCAGCGTCCCAAGTAAAGGTTTTACCATTATGAACAGTTGCAACTAATACTTCTCCAAAGTTGTCAAGGCTCCAGTTGCCTGGATCCAGAACCACGTTGCTTACAGTTCTAGCTGTTCCCCAAGTAGAGTTGCCCCATAAATATGTACTCCAACCATAACCTTTAGTTTGAAATGTCGGCCCTACTATTTCATAAGGTTTAATAGTCGCTTGACCTGTTCCAGTTCCACCCGGGTTAACTGCTGCCGTAGGAGCAGTAATTTTAAAAGTGTTATTAGTTACGTCTCTTATTTCAAAAGCTCCATCAGTAAAAGTAGTTGCAGACGTAAATCCGTTTGGTATGACAGACATACTATTAAAAACAATATATCGACCAGCTTCTAAACCATGAGAGGTAAGATTAACCGTACACTCAGCAGATCCTTGAGCTGTATCAAAAGTAGCTGTCCCTGATACCTGAGCTGCTAATGGTGTAATATCGTAAAAGGCTTCATCGTAGTATAAAAAAAGTCCTTGAGAAGTTCCAATGGCTACATATTTTTCACCTTGGAAACTTGTAAAAGCATGTTGATTTCTAGCTACTCCAGGCAATGTTTCTTGAGCTACGGTTAGTTGTTCCCAACCACCTATCTTTTCTGGTAATCCATATCTAAATCTTACGAAATCACCGTCTACCCATTGACCTTCAGCTCCTGAATCAGTGGCTTGTTTATTAAAACCTGGTTTAAAATTGAGTTTTTGTAGCATAACCTAAGCATTATATACCATAGTTTTAACTCATTCAAATCATTAAAAATGGTCATTTATCTATGATCATATTCCATTCTAAGCGAGATATTAAGTCTTCTAAATTAATATCTTTCAATTTATGCTTCTTTATATATTGATGTAATTCTTCAATATCTAATATAACCCATTTAGTATGAAACTCAAAAACCATCTTATCAGCTTTGGTGCTTAAACTACCCTCTTTACAGGCTGTACTATCTGAAGTCTTTTTTAAACCTTTTACATCAAACTTATAATAGCCATTTTTTAATACCCCTGCTACATCCCATGAGGCACTTTTATCAGGGTATTCTATTAAATTTAAATGCTTTTTAAACCTTTCTAAGATACTCATTTATATTGAATGTATATTATTTTTATGATAATTAAAGATTAAAAGAATAAAGAAATATGGACTTACTATATCATGCTATAATGTTTGAATCTGTTTTGACTCCTAGATTTTGCGATACTGTAATTCAGTATGCACACAGTCAAAAAGATCAATTAGGTCTTACAGGAGGGTATGGCGAAAAAAAAGATAAACAAAAATTTTTATCTAATAGAGAAATAAAAGATTTAAAGAAAACAAGAAATTCTAATATTGTCTGGATGAGTGATCCATGGATATATAAAGAGATACATCCCTATGTACATGAAGCTAATCAAAGAGCAGGGTGGAATTTTGAATGGGAGTGGTCTGAAGCATGTCAATTTACAAAATATAATATAAATCAACATTACACTTGGCATATGGATATGTTTCAAATAGGTAGTGCAATTAAAAATCCTAATCCTAACTTAAAAGATAAACACAGAAAACTATCAGTTACCTGTTCTCTTTCTGATCCTGATGAGTATGTAGGTGGTGAATTAGAAATTGATGTCAATCATCCCTTGAAAAAAAAGAAGGATAATATAATAACTTTTAATAAAGTAAAAAAAGGCAGCATCATTGTTTTTCCTAGTTTTATCTGGCATCGTGTAAAACCAGTTACAAGTGGAACTAGATACTCCTTGGTGGTATGGAATAACGGAAGGTCATTTAAATGAACGAAAATATACAATTTGAGGCATACTTTCAGACTCCAGTTTATGTAGCTGAATTACCAGAATTAGTAAATAAATTAAATAAAGCTGCTGATCCACATGTTGAACAATCAAAAGAAAGAAATAAAAATGTAGCTAGACAAAGAGATAAATTTTATAGAAAAAAATTAGGTGATTTAGGGATGTCTCATCACTCAACTGCATTAATAAATCTTCCAGAATTTTCTGACATTCAAGGATATGTTGAAAGAAGATCTTTTGAGATAATGGATCATATAGGTTATGACATGAGTAACTATCAATTAACCTGGACAGAAATGTGGGTGCAAGAATTTGCTAAAAAAGGTGCAGGATATCATAATGCTCACATACACTATGACAATCATATTAGTGGTTTTTATTTTTTAAAATGTTCAGAGCGTACATCACATCCTATTTTAAGAGATCCACGAATGACTAAAATGATGTCAATGTTGCCATTAAAAGATGATAAAGAAGTTACAATGGGAAGTGGTTCGATTCATTACCAACCAAAACCAGGAACATTAATATTGTTTCCAGCATATGTTGAACATGAGTTTACAGTAGACTTAGGAATAGATCCTTTTAGATTTATACATTTTAATCTCCAAGCAGTTAGAAAAAGAAATGAAAACTTTTAAAAATCAAAAATATTTAGTTATTAGAAAAGCGGTTTCCAAAGAGCTTTGTTTATTTTTGTATAATTATCTTTTAATAAAACGACAAGTTACAAAAACAATGTTTGATTACAGTTATATTCCAAGAATAGAAAGAGATTTTGGTACATGGAAAGATGAACAAGTGCCAGGTAATTTTTCCTGTTATTCAGATATTGCTATGGAAACCTTAATGCTAAAAGTACAACCAGTTATGGAAAAACATACAAAATTACAACTATACCCAAACTACACTTATATGAGAATTTATGAAAAAGGGGCAGAATTAAAAAGACATAAAGATAGATTTAGTTGTGAAATATCTACTACTTTAAATTTAGGTGGAGATCCATGGTCAATTTATTTAGAACCAAATTACAACGTAGGTATCCCAAATGATAGAGACATAACCATAAGAAGTAATAATAAAGGTAAAAAAATAGATTTAAAACCTGGTGATATGTTAATTTATTTAGGACAAGAATTAGAACATTGGAGAGAACCTTTTCAAGGTAATGAGTGCGCCCAAGTATTCTTACATTATAATAATGTAAAAAGTAAAAATGCTAAAGAAAATGTATTTGATACAAGAAAACATGTAGGATTACCTTCTTGGTTTAAAGGTAGATGAGAATTCTAACTTTTAATATTGCACACGACGGTGCAGTATGTAGTTTATTAAATGGCAAACTAGAGTTTTTTTGTAAAGAAGAAAGACTAACACGGAGAAAAAGGGATATGCATCCCTTTAAATCTATTGAATTATATAAAAATTTAAATCTAGGTAAAATAGATTATATACTTTATTTAACACCTTCTAATTGTTTTCCTCAGGTGGAATATGTTTGGAAAAACTATATTAATAAAATTTTTAATATGGAGATGGAAAACTACTCATCTTTATTGCATCATAAATGCCATGCTAGTTTAGCTTATTATAATAGTAAATTTAAAGAAGCTTTAGTTTTTGTAATTGACAGAAATGGAAGTATGTTCTTTATAAATAAAGAACCTGTAGCTAGAGAAAGTGAAAGTGTTTTTATAGGTAATAAAGATGGAATTAAATCTATTTCAAAAAACTTTTGGTTAGAATTAAATAAAGAATCAGAAAAAATTAATATTTTAAATGAATTAAAAAAACATTATTCTGACTGCAACATTACTTCAAATAATTCTTTAGGGATTACTAAAGTATATGAAGCTGCAACAACATTGATTGGTCAAAATCCTTTAGAAAATGGTAAAACAATGGGACTAGCTTCTTATGGAAAAACAAATAATGAAAAATTATTTACAGATAATATACCTAATTCAGATAAGTTTAGTTTTTTAAACGATCATTACGAAAGCGTTTGTTTTTATAACCATGAACATTTAATAACAAAAAATATTAATAAAAATAATTATAAACCTTATGCTGATAAAGCAGCATTAGTTCAAATAGAAACTCAAGAACAAGTTTTAGATTTAATAAAAAAACATGTACATCAAACCGGTATAAAAAATGTATGTATGGTAGGAGGCTATGGATTAAATGTAGTTGCCAATAACTATTATATAAAAAATTTACCTAACATTAATTTTTATTTTGAACCCGTATCAGATGATACTGGTGTTCCAATAGGTGCTGCTATGTTAAAGTATAAAGAACTAACTTCTAAAAATGCTCATCCTTGTAAAGATAACTTTTATCATTATTATAAAAAAGAAAAATTAACTGTAGGTAAAAAATCTAATATAAATCAAATTTGTGATTTATTGATTAATCAAAAAAGTGTAGCTTTATTTGAAGGAAACCCAGAAGCAGGTCCTAGAGCATTAGGACATCGAAGTATATTATTTGATCCACGAAATATTGATGCTAAAAAAATTGTTAACAATATTAAAAAAAGAGAATGGTATAGACCTTTTGCAGGGGTTATTTTAAAATCTGAATTTACTAAATACTTTAACACCTTAGGTTTAAAAGAAAGTCCTTACATGACCATAAATTTTGATGTTGTATCTAACAACAAAATTCCAGGGGTCGTACATGTAGATAATACATGTAGAGTGCAAACAGTATCAGAAGGTTTTCTACACGATTTACTAAAAAAATTTTATTCAAAAACAGGTTGTCCAGTATTATTAAATACTAGTTTTAATCTTGCAGGAGAGGCTTTAGTTCAAACAAAATATGATGCCCTACAAACGTTGAAAAATAGTTCATTAGATGCTATATATTTTGTAGACGAAGGAAAGATAGTATTTAAAAATGATTGAAAAAACCGTATTAACAGAAATCCCTCTTTTTACAGGTGACATAAAAATGCCTAAAGGATGGCATCTTGAAAGAGATGAAATGGTAAAACAAGCAACTGTTTCTCACTATTATGAAGATATTGATTATCCATTTTATACCACTGTAGATAGACTACAAACTTTTATTCTAGAATATATGACAGTAGAACATAAAATAAATATTCTAAGAGGAAATAACCATGCACCTTCAGCTAGATATTATGAAAGAAATGAAATATCTAAACCATTAATAACGGTAGATAATTTTAATTTAAGATCTTCACCCGACTGGGTTTTATTATACGGAATTGAAATAGATCCAGGTAGTTGCATTATCAACATTAAGTACGACGATAACAGATTAAAAGATAGAATTTGGAAAGTAGATTTAGAAACAAATAAATTTATTATGTTCCCTGCTATATTACAATATTTTGTTGAAAATAAAAATAATTCCCATCTGAATTATGTTCAGACTCTTACTTTTGTAAATAATAATAGATTATATTTATAAACTTATATCAGTGAGATCCCAAGCACCGCTTGTTTCATTCCAAATATATGCCCATTTGATAACACCATTAACGTTTTCATCTTCTTGTGCTTGTGGAAGATCAGGTGCATCTCCTATTGGAGATATCCATCTTCCCTCTGTAGTATTTAGAACCCAACTTGGATAAGGTTTATTATTAGAATGAAATATATCATTAGCTGCATCATATTTCATACCTATAGACGCATAGTTAGCTCTTAAAGGAGTTCCACCTAATTCATGTACCCCATTAGCCATATGTCTTGAAGTTTGAATCCATTTGTCTGCAGGCCAGTTATTATGTTTTTGTAAATAAGCTTGTCCTACAGCTTCTGATTCATTGCCGCCTTCATCTAAACAATCTTCATTATTCATACGAACGACATTTAAAACAATACCGTTATCATCTATTTTTGCAAAATTAGCCATTATTTATATTTATACCTTATCATTACAATTCCTGCAGCACCCGCTGGTCCAGCGCCCCATGCTCCGCCACCAGTTCCATCACTACCCACAGGTAAATAACCTTCAGGGTCTGAAGCAAAAGGTGTAGATTGTCCAGTTGGTGTGTAGCCAGGTTGGCCTCCGCCACCTCCGGCCCCGCCTTCTCCTTGCGTTGGTGTTGGTCTAGGTGGAGCTTGAGATTTACCTCCGCCGCCACCGGCAAAATATCTTACACTTCCTGATGGACCAGGAGTTCCTTGTTCTGGATTCATAGCAGTTCCAGCTCCTTCTCCTCCATCTCCAGGATCATGCCACGCGGGAGCAGGTCCTCCTGATTGAGTAGCTCCTCCGCCACCGCCTCCGGATCCTCCCCAGTCTCCTCCTGAATTATTTTGTCCTCCGCCGTTAGTTCCTTGTGCAGGACTAACAGGTGGTGAATTACCTGATCCTGAAGGAGTTGAATAACCTTCAGGTCTTCCCCCGGCTCCTCCGCCAGATCCGCCCGGACCTCCCGGTGCACCTGACCAGTTTGGTCCAGGAGCTCCAGATTGACCACCAGATCCTCCGCCGGTTGTAGAAACTCCAAATACTGATGAAGCTCCACCTTGTGTAACACAGTTATTAGAACGAGGTGAAGATGCACCTCCAGATCCTACTGCAACAGGGTACGCTGTACTGCCTGCTATTGTTTGAGAATTACTTGCTGCTAGTGGACTAGCTGTATAAGGACCGGAAATAGTTGCACAGTAAGACTCTCTAAAGCCTCCTGCTCCTCCTCCGCCTCCTCCATGCGGCGACGCCGAGCCTCCTCCACCGCCAGCTACGATAACGTAATCAGCTTTTCTTGTTGGAGCGGGTACACATGCATTAATACATTGTACATCGAAAGTTCCAGGCCCTGTGAATGTATGGATTCTATAATCACCACAGCAGGTAATAGTTCCTCCTGTTGCATTGATTAAGCCCTTGACGACACCGCCCTGGCCATAACCTCTTGATGATCCTGCTCCAAATGATCCAATTATTGGCATAGTCTTTCTCCTCCTAATTATTTATTACGCAAACTGTGTTTGAGCTGCTAACGCTGTAAACGTAGCTGAACCAGTTTTTATAATAGTATATGTATAAACATCTAATGAGCTCGCATTACCCGCTGCCGGTGCAGTTCCACCTTGCCATTCTGGCGTGATTGAAGAACCGTCAACCGTAACAGCTGAGTTGTAATAAGGTGTTGAACCTTGTTTAACGATGTGAGCTATAGTGATAGATTCTCCAGAGTCCATAATTGAGTCTAAAGAATTTGATCCATCACCTCTAATATTTAAAGTCCAGTTAGCCCCTGCATCAGTAGTGTAATTTAAAACTGCTTGAGTAAGAACATCATATTGGATTGTTCCTGTAGCGGCTATAGCTGCTGTAGTAACTTTTTCTGCAACACTTTGAATTTTACCTTGACCATTGAAAGTCGCTCTACCAACTCCTTTTGGTGTAAGATTTAAATCAATGTTAGTGTCGCCACCAGTTACAGATAGTGCCGGGGCATTACCTGTAGCTGCGTTAGCTACGTTAAATTCATTAACTGCAGATCCAGTTGTTGTAAAAGTAATTTGTTGATTACTGTTTTCGTCAATGATACCTGTAGCAGTATCAATAATAATGTTCTTACCATTTGAATCTAGGTCTGCTGAAAGTTGTGGTGAGAAGTCAGATGATAAATCTGTAAATGCTGTATCAACAACATTTGTTCCATCTGAATAAACCATTTTAGTGCCT